CGTCATTGGCTGTATAGTGAAGAACAATGTACTTTATATTACTTAAAGACCTTGTACCACCATAATTTGACTTTGATGCCGGATAACTACTTATTTTTACCATTTAAGTCATCTCCTTTATCCCTTAATTGAAGAAAAACATCTTTTAATTGTTGTGGTACAGGTGTCATAACAGCAACATTTTCCAATAAACTTAAACCCTCATTACATATGAAAAAAGTAATGACAACTTCTCGTAGTGGAATATTGCCACCTATTACATTGTTTACAATAACTGCTGTTGCGACTACCAAATAAATTGTTATTTTCTTTAGTACACCTTTGAAACATATTTCGCTTGAAAGAGTTTTTGTATAAACAGCCTTTATTAGTCCAGTTATAAAATCAATAATTGTCAATCCTAAAAGTGCATAAATAAGTACATCAGGCTTACCAAATATAAAAGATAAAATTCCCCCTATAAATGCACCTACAACAGAAAAGTCATTAAAAATCTTTTCCATTTTACTCTGCCTCCCCACTTGTCACTTCGTTACTTACTATACTGTCAGTATTTGCACTATTTGTTACTGAAGTTGTGTTATCAGTACCATCAGTAATATTGCTATCCTGCCCATATTCATAGACAGAATGCTTCTTGTTCACTGTAATATTAATTTTAATTGGTGCTATATTCCCCCCTGTCACAAGGCTCACACTATCTGCAATCTTAGTAAAGTCTATATGTCTACCCTCGTATGTAGCCCCCCAAAAAGTGTTATTCATAATTCTAATTTGTGTTAAATTAGTAAGCTTATTAGGATTGTCCGCAACTATAATACCGGCTGTACCTCCATAAACACCTACGCAAGTTATCATATCGTTTAAATTAAATAAACACCCTGAAATTTCAACATCTGATATTATTGCATTACTAGTAGAATAGAATTCAATCAAAGGAAGATTACTTGTTACATTCATTACACTAGAATTTCTTGTTAGCTGTATATCTTTAATACGCACATAATTAGAAGTTATTGATACAATGTACCCTCCGGCAGTATTAATAATCTGTGTAGCTCCCCCTGTGCCTTGCAAGGTAATAGCTTTGTTCAACAGCAAACGATTGTTAATCTTGTAAATACCTGGCATTAAGCGAATTATACTGCCCTCCTGCGCACGGTTAATAAGATTTTGAATTTTCGTTGCGTCGTTGATGCCGTCGCATTCCACATCAAGATATTGTGTCTTGCTACTGCCTTTCACGCCTACTACATAACAGAACTTATTAAAGTCAGCAACAGTATTCTTTAATTCTTCAACATCAGTTTTCTCTGCTTTAGTGGAAAGAGCAGAAAAGACTCCACCACTTGTAACAAGATTTGTATCTCCACTTTTTGGAGAAGTCACAACACCCTTTGTTGCTGCTGTACCAAGATTGATTATGTCGCTAACATTATGGGTATGGCTATTGTCAGACTTGTGACTTAATGCTGTATATACTGCCTCGCTTGTTACGAGGTCAGTAATGCCTGCTGTTACAGAAGTTGTCACATCTTTAACAGCAGCACCCCCTAGCCCTAAATTAATCCTAGCTTGTCTTGCTGTTGTAGCTCCTGTTCCGCCGCTGGCAATAGAAAGCGTGCCTGTTATTGTGCTGTGGGTATGTCCCACATCAGCTTTGTTATTCAACAAGTCAACAACAGAATCGCTACCGATTTTAAGTTCTGCATCGGCTTTTATAGTGCTTGCATTAATTGTAGTAGCTGTTAATTTAGGCACCTTAATTCTTGCATTTTCCCCTCTGCATACTACTTGTTCCCCATATAAATCAACATAGTTACTGCCGTTCTTATCTATTCTAGCAACAATGCCTGCATCAGGCTCTACAGGAACTGGCTTTCCTGTAACATTGTTGCTGTACGCACCTACGATTAACTTTCTGCTGTTATCATCTGTGCCGGCACTACCATCTATTGTTATAGCACCTGTTGCTTCATTAAAATGCAGTGCTTTATCATACCCACTAAGTTCAATGTCCCCAGTTTTAGTTTTTAAGCTGTCTACAACATATATAGTACCTCCTGTTAGTTTGTCTGCGCGCAAATCAGGAAATTCAGCTCTACCATCAGCTAACACTCTAGCTATAGTAGTGTCTGCAGATATATCATCTTCTGTTAAGTTGCTACCACTTTGGCAGGGGTCAGTCTCCACAAAGTTAATACCGCCCTTAACAATTATAGAATTGTCGGTCCTAATGTGCATGCCGTCTATATCAGCATATTTCTTGCCTGTGTTGTCTGTATAACTAGGCGTTGTAACCTTGCCTAAGCTCTTGTTTATAATGTCTAATTCATTTTTTACAGCGTTTGAAATAGGCTTATTTAAGTCACTTGTATTGTTTACATTTCCTAAACCAATCTGTGATTTAGTAACTTTATGGGGATTACTTGTGCTATCAACGTGAGATTTTAATTTTGTCTGTAATTCCGTTATACACTTTTGTACCTTGTTCCAAAACCAGTTAAAAACTGTCGCTGGTGGCTTATATCCTCCCGTAAATCCTGTTTCCTTCAAATTGTCGCTCGGTTCAGTTCCTTCATTCTTCCATTCAGGTATTTCATTATCAAAATTTAATGCCATTTTTACACCTCCTAGATTGGTAAAACCGGTTCATTTGTATCACCTGATATATAGCCCAAATAACCGCCTACATTGCCGCCTTCAGCATCACAAAATCCTTTAGTTTCACTATAATCATTTTCGCTGTCAGCAAATTCAAAAGTGCCTTCCAAAGATAAACTATCCATTCTTATACATATAGGTAAAATAGATTTTATAAGTTGAGTTACTTGATTTACTGTCATTCCTGAAGTATTTAATATATCAAGTGGTAGAGTTATCATTTTGACCTGACAAGGGTTGTCCGTTTCTTCAATATAAACCTGTTCGGCCCCACAGCCGAAAGTTATACAAAGGCTTTTAAGTATACTTGGATATGTACCATTTCCTAATACTCTCATAATCTTAGCCTTTATCATAAGTATGTATTGGCTGTCCGTTGCAAGTCCCCTAGTCTGTCCAACTCTCTCACCATATCGGTCAAGAATTTTACCGTAAGCATTATCAATATTTAGTATTTCATAAATACCGTATAAATCAGCTAAATGCTCTTCAACGCTCAGCCTTTCATTTTCAAGTATTTTATAATTATTGCCGCCGGTATCTTTTTGAAATGAGTCGGGCAGATTTTTAACATAATTATCTTTATTGAAATCTATCATCAGCTTATCACCTCAACCTCAACGCTTGTACAATTTACAATTTCCCATTCCTCAGCATTAATGTTTTGTGTTGAAAATGCTCCGCCGTTTTTGGATAGCATAAGCTCTGTAACCTCATCCACACCTGATACAGCGTGAATTTTCCCATACAACGAAGATAATATAACACTTTCACCCACGCCAAGGTTGTCAATATAAGTGACAATATTATCAGCAATTTCTGCTTTTCCTGTACTTCCTTCGTATGTACTATCAACCCTTATTTTAATTGATACCGCAATATTTATTTTTGTAGTGTGACTGAAATTAATTATGTGCTTATAACCACCCTCGTCTGTAACAATTTCATTTATGTTACCGAATGTTTTAATACCGATAGGTTTCTTATTGTAAATAACTTCGGCAATTTCACTGTGATAATTTTCTCCCCCGTTTATAAAACATTCAAAAGAGAAAGGTGGTCTGCCTTTACTGTCACTTTCTGTTGTATTATTAACAATAACACCGGCACTTGTTACTGTTGGCACACGCATTAAGGCTGCCCTTATTGAAGCCTCTGTACAAGCTCCTGCACCTTCTCTTGCTTGCTCAAATCTCTTTCTGAGTTCATAGTCGGTTTCATCGTTTGTTCCTAAACTTACAAGTTCAATGCCCTGTACGTTGTTAATTTCAGCCACGGGCTTTATAATCTGAGTTATTGCAGCAGCTTCAATATTTCCTTCGGTTCCAGTTTGAGTACACCACACTGTTATTTCACATTCGCCATTTACAATATTCGTATCCTGAATATTGTAAAAATTTATGCCTGATACAGTACCTACAAGAAAACCCATAGGTACAGTATAACCGCTTGTGCCTGTTACTTTAACCCTGTATATTGCAGCTGTAGCGGGGTTTCTTGTAATGCCTACAAACACACAAAGCCTGTCAAGACTGACACCCTTTGCACTGTTGGGAAATATTGAGTAATAAATATATTCAGCTTCTTCCTCAGCTTCTGCGATGTCAAAAGCATTTATTCTTATAAACTTGCCAAGAGGCGTTAGCTCTGAAGTATCTATATCCTCTCCGAAAAGCTCTTTTGCCTTTTGAATTTTTTTATTTACAATATCATTATATGTAAGCCTTTCAAATCCTTTTGATGTTAAAGGCATATAACCACCTCCTAATATTCACTGCTTCCTGACACTGTTTCACCGGCAGAATTTCTTGCCTTAAAATGAATAGTAAGTTTTCTGTGTTTCCTGTCAAAATCCCAGTTAAAAGTTTCCAAAACAAAGGAGCCGTCAACCTGCTGCAAGCCTTGAATAATTTCATTTCTTATTATTTCATCGTCCTTTTTCTTACCCAAAATGTTATTAAAGTCAATGCCTTCATCAATATTTAAAAACCATTCATTTTTATTTGTTCCCAAAACAGTTTGAACGGCCTGTCTTATAAGCTCTGTACCGTCAACCATTTTGATTTTATTGTTCTCAATAATTACATCACCATTACTGTCTAAAGCAAAACCTTTCATTTAATCACCACCTGAAACATATTCAACCTTAGATAATCCTATAATAACAACGCTGTCACTTAGATTATGATGCCTGCCTATACTTGATGTTGCAATATTGCCTTTTTTGGCTTCTGTAATATCCCTTTCACATACACCACAGTAAACGGTATCGCCTGTTTCAAGTTTCTGCTGTTCGATTGTAATAAGCTCATTGGTTTCCTCATCTACCTTAAATACATATTTATAAGGACAAAGAGCAGGAATATTTTTTATTAAGGAAGATGTTTTTGCCTTTTCTCCATATATTTTGTACATAGAAAGAGGCTGTACTGTAATTAAATTAAAGTTTATGCTTATAATCTTTCCTAGATAACTTGTATGGGTATCCATAAGTCTTTGATTAATCATATTGTTAATTGTTTTTCCCATTAGATTTGTTTCCACAGTAACCCTCCTACCATAAGCGACCATAACCAACTAAATTTCCGCCATAACTTATAGGTGTTTCCTTAACACCTCCACCGTCATAACAATGCAGCATTTTTTCCCCGCTTGTATAAATTCCTATGTGGTTTGAACTTCCGTTGTTGAAGAAAATAATATCCCCCTGTTTCCTGTTTTTTACGGAGATTTTTGTACTCATATTATAAAGTTCCTGCGCAGTTGCATATCCTGTAACTTTGCTGCTTACACCACTGTTCTTAAAAGCTCGTACCACAAAATGTGAACAATCCATACCTGATGAAGAGTCACCACCATACTTATAAGGAGTACCAATATACTTCTTTCCTGCTTCAATAACCTTTTTGCCATTATCAGTAGCATTTTTAGTATTATTACTGCTGCTTTCTTTTTCTTCTTTGTATGAGGTTATGTTGCCTATGGCTTCAAATGTTGTAAGTGCCTCACCGTCACTATAGCTGTGTTCACCTTTTCGCACCCTGAATGTTCCGTTAGCCTCACGGCTTGAAAGATTGACAATAGCACCTGTGGTTATTCTGTGCTGTAAAAGCATTTCACATTTGTATCCGTCAATTTCATCTACATAATCCTCAGCGTTTATTTCTTCTGTATAATGTTCGGGGTTGCCTATAAGCCCTGTATCTTCATTTACAGTAAAGTTAATATTATCGCCGTCTTTTATGTATCTTGCGTATATACTACCGTTATTGGCATATACGGATATTCCGCAGACCTCTGCATATTTTTTTATTTCCTCTCTTAAACAGCCATCTACAGTTACTGCATCGGTATAAGTCCAATCTCTCCTCACATTAAATACTGCAATAGGCATTTTAAGCTTTGATATTAAGTCTTTTAGTATTGCGCTTGCCTTAGTATTCTCACTGTATGTAATATTTTCAATAGTTTCAGTTCCGGCACAATTCCAACAAGTTATTGTTGTCACCTTATCAACATCATCATAGCCCGTCTTTACATTGTCTATAAATCCCTTAAATATAACTCCAATATCCTCATTATAGCCTGCTTCAATGCTTATTTCAGCTGTTCTTTTCAAATTATTTATAGTATTGTCAGATAGGTTATAAACAGTAATATCAACTTGGTTTGCCTCAAGGTCATCGTCAAAAGGTACTGTAAATTCAAAATCCAAGTCATCGGAATTTAAAGTAACATTTCCGCTTTTAATAACAGCCTTTGAGCCAAACATACCGTTAGGAATATCCTCATAACTTTCAAGTCCGTTAAGCCCTGTTTCAATAATGCTTACAATATGCGACCTTTTATCATAGGTGTTTTCCTGTAAAATTACCTTACTTCGCTTATCCAATTTCATCACTTCCATTGTCAATCATAAGAAACACCGTTTCCTCAAAATTATCCCACGTAACCTGTTTGATTTCATTGCTTTCATCAAACGGTACTATTTTTAATGCAGGATACTTTCCGCTTACATATATATCTTGAAATAAAGGCGCTCCATATACAATAGGCTCTCCTGAGCATATTAACTCTTTATCCTTTGTCAAGGATATTGTAAATAAATCAGCATATTCATTATATTTTATACCTATTTCAAACACTTCACCTGCAAGAATAATATTAAAGCTGTATGGTATAAGATTTTTGCTTATGCGTATCGTATCTCTTTTCAATTAAGTTGCCTCCTTATTTCGTAGCATTATATGCCTCGCCTGAATACAACCAAGTAGCCTCTACTCCGTACTGTGTAATATCGTTCTTGTCCTTTTCTTTGTAGCCCATAAGCAATTTTGCCCCAACTTTAAGAGTTGTTGCATCACCTTTTTTGCTAAAAGCATCAGAACTATTATCAATAACCCACTGTACGGTACTTCCAAGCTCCTTATAGTTTGTATTTACAAGTTTCCAAACGGTATCGCCCCTTTGCACAGTATGATATACGGCATTGCCATTACCTTGGCTTACCTGTTGAGTGCCTGCCTTTTCTTCTGCTTTTGTTTTACTGTTACTGTCAGTATTTTTTTCACTGTAAGAATTTTGAGCGATGCGTACCTCCTTTAACTCCATATCAAAATCCAAACCACCTGCGTTAGTGTATGGGTGGCTGGAGTTAAAGGATTGTATCATCATATTTTTAAGAATATTTCTTCCACTATATGTAATGCGCGAACCTTTATTCTCTAAGTCATATATTTTAGCTAAAGCCTCGTGAGATTTTAAAGTGTCAGTGTCAACTATCTTGCCCGATATGGATAAGGTAACAGGCTCTCTTTTAACATTGTCTGTTATATCAATGCCTTTTTCAGTCGGGTGGTCGGTAGATTTAATAGTTCTACCGACCTTTTCATCTGTAACGTGGATATATATATTATTTATAAGTGCCATTTCATCACCTCGTTAATATTCTCTTACAGGCTTGTTTCCATTCGCAAAATCATTCATAAATTCCGCTAATGCTTCTTTGGCTGCATTCTTAACAGCTCTTGCAGTCTGTCTGTTGGTTTCACCGCCCTCAACTGAAATATTCATATTAAAATTGTAAACATTTCCTGCTGATGCACCGCTCCTGCCTGATGTAGGTGAATTTTCAGGAGTATACGCACCTAGTATATTTCCTGTCCTTTCCCACAGTCCTAAAGCTCTGTTTCGCTTATTGCGGGTTAAAGGTATAGCCATCTCCGCACCAGCTTCCCCGAATATGCTAGGTTTTGTTGCTATACCTCCATTGGCATATCCCACACCTCTATAGGCATTTGCAAGAGAACCATATCTTGACACAGCATATCTTATAGAGGCTAAAACATTACTCAAAGGGTCATAAATATTTTTATTAAATCCGGGACGGGCATAAGCGGCAAATGTAGGGTCAATGACCTGCATTAATCCCTTAGACGGTGTACCCTTCTTGGCATTACTATCCCAATTATTTATTGCTCGTGGATTACCGCCGCTTTCGGTTTGCATCTGATATAATGTTCTTGCAACATTGGCTTCACTATATAATCCTTCCATTTTTAAAGCACGAATAACTGTTGATTTCCATTGATTTACTCCTGCTGATGGATTATAGTTTGCCAAGCTTAAAGCACCAAATTCATCATATAATTTTTTAGTCCACGGAACCATCGCATCACTTACAGCCGATACCATTCCCTTGCCAAAATGCAATGCTAAACCTTTTATGCCGTTATAATTAACATATTTTTCTTTTACCTTGCCGATTAATCCTTTTGCATTATCTAAATAATCCCAAATATCAATATTGCCACTTGCGTACTTGAATGTAGGTGATTTTCTCCCCATAACATTTGCTGTATCTTCAGCATTTAATACTTTCATTCCCTTTGGAGCATTTGGAATAAGAACATTTTTGCCCTTTGGGATAAACGCATTACCGTTTGGCATTTGTATAAGCTCTGCGCCTCTGCCGTCATTTACAAGAGCGTTACCACCCTTGTGTCCGTCAGTGCCTTTTGCGTAAGGAGCCCATTTTGCAACTCTTTTTGATGACCCAAATTCATTTAAAATCCAATTAGCTCCGTCAAGGAGTTTATTAACGGGTGTAGCAGAAGCAGTTACTGCAGCCTTCCATATTTTAACTAAAGCTGTACTAAGGCTTTCGCCTGAGCTTTCTAAGGCTTTTGCCATTCTTTGCGGCAAATCTGATATTTTTTTTACTATTTCATCAATATTCTGCGAAACTAATTCTGTTATAGAACTTATTCCGCTTGCACTTTTTAGTGAATTAAATAAGCTTTCAATTCTCCCAAAATCACTTATTCCTGAAATGCTTGCATAAAATTTAGCCATACCTTCGCCAAAAATAGGTAAACTTTTAGCTAAACCACTTAAATCATTTTCGCCTGAGAACCATTGAGCCACGCCACCTGCATTAGGTATGTTGCTTACTTTTGAAATAGATTGAAATAATGCTTTTGCATTTTCAAAACCTGCCTGTGGTAATGTAGCCACAGTTTTAAAGAAATTAATAACACCGTCACTTGACAAATCCCTAAGACCATCAGAAAGGGCCTTAAAATCATTGGTGCCACTAAACCACTGGGCTACACCCCCTGTGTTTGGTATGTTGCCTATATTTCCAAGAGATTGGAACAAAGCCGTTGCATTAGTGAACCCACTTTTAGGAAATTTTGAAACTTTCTCGAAAAAACCTGATGAATTTTCTGCAAATTCTGTAAGCTGAGTGCCTAACCCTCCAAAATCAGTACCGCCTGTAAATATGCTTGCAATACCATTGCCCGCCATTTTTAACATAAAAGTACCCATTGACCCGAAGAAGTCACCTATACTTTTTACATCAACACCACTAAACAGCGAAAACATTGGTTTAATTGATGATGCAAAACTAGATAAATTCTCACCTATAGTTGGCAAAGCTGAAGTTAAACTTTCTCCGAAGCCTCCTACAAGAGAACCACCGATTTTGCCAATCTGATTAAACAAATTAGCAAGTGTGTTTCCACCTTTAGTAATAAAATCATTAAATCCTTTTACCTCTGACAGCTTACCAAATGCAAGAATTATAGCCGTCATTCCTCCAATTACTAAAGCTATATTGGCTAAACCCAACAATACTGTTGGAACAGGTATGTGTCCAACTAAGCCTGCAAGACCTGATAATGCACTACCTACAATGCCTAATATTGTAATAGTTCCTATTACTTTCTTCATTGATTCAATATCCGAAAGCTGTGCTATATATGGTGATACTAGCATAAATACGGCAGCTATTGCAGTAAGTCCACCAAGCATTATAGCCATATTAGCTAATCCTTTAACAACCGTTAATACAGGTATCTTTCCTACTAAACTTGCAACGCCTGCTAATGCTGTGCCTACAATACCCAAAGCCGTAATTACTCCCAATACCTTAACTATTGATTTAACATCGGAAAGTTGAGCCATATAAGGAGCAACAAGCATTAAAGCTGCTGCTAATACCGTAAATCCACCAACAATAATAGCGATATTAGCCATACCTTTTAATACAGTTTTAACATTTGTTTTTGCAATATTTCCTAAAGGATTTTTCATTTTGCCTATGGATTTATCTGATTTTCCGAACATTTTTGAAACACTGCCAAGACCCGATACAATAGGCTTTATTGCCTTAAAAGCAATTATCCCGCCAAGCATCACAGGAATAATTTTAGCTATAATATTCGCATTTTCCATAAAGGCTTCGCCAAATTTACCAAGTGATGGCATTTTTGTTCCGAAAGCTTCTGTTATAGCCTGTCCTATTTGCTTTACTACATCAGGTAATTCCTTAATCAAAGTTTTTGCTATGCTTGGAAGTGACTTAATAAGTCCCTTTATTAATGCTGTTGCCGCTTTTAACAACGGCGGAAGTAATTCATCAACAAGCCCCGGTAATTCAGCCTCTATGTACGGTGTTAATGCAGTTATTAACTTTCCTACACCCTCCAAGCCTTTTCTTATTGCCGGCATTACATTATCACCGAAAGTTTTAGCACTTTCTACAAGATAGCCCAAACATTGGTCAAAACTATCACTACCGACAACAAGGCTTGTCATGAGATTGCCCCATGCAGACTGCATAGAAGCAAAAGAACCTTGTATAGTTGTACTTGCTTCTTTTGATGTTGTACCTGTAATATCTAAGCTATCTTGAATAGCATGTATTGCCAATATAATATTGCCAAAACTCATATCATTGGCTTTTACAGTTTTATCTATTTTAGAGGCATCTTTTATAAGGCGTTTCATTTCCTCTTGTGTACCACCATAACCCAGTTTTAAGTTATCAAGCATTGTATAGTTCTGTTTTGCAAAACCCTGATAAGCATTTTGAATACTCTCCATGTCAGTACCCATTTTGTTTGCATTATCTGACATATCTACTATTGCCTTATCAGCATAAGATGCAGCTTTTTTAGTATCGCCACCTAAACTCGCAATCAAACTGGCTGAAAATCCAGTTACTGTTTCCATATAGTCATTGGCAGAAAGTCCAGCTGTTTTAAAAGCCTTATTAGAATTGTTTAAAACTTCTTTTTGAGCAGACATTAAACTTTCATACTTCTTTTTAACAGCAGTTGTACTCTTCCCTGTACTTTTTGCGTAATCCTCTATTGAACGACCACCTGCACCAAACAAAGTTTCTACACCACCAACAAGCTGTTCGGTGTCTGAATAAGCCTTAACTGATAACCCCACTAATGTAGCAACTCCTGTTGCGGCAGCACCTACGCCAGCAGCAGTTGCCTTTACTGCCGTTTTTGCAACAGACCCTACCTTTTTAAGTCCAGCTGTTACTTTGCTAAAACTTGTGTTGCTTATATCTTTAAATGAATTTTTCAGTTTATCTGCTTCATCTGTTGTGTCGCCTACACTTTTTTTAACTTGTTCAGTCTGCTTTCTAGTTTTGGCTAGACCATCATCGTTGCCTAACCCTTCAAACTGCTTTTTTAAATCATCTACATCTGATGTTGCTTCACCGAATCTCTTTTTCATTTTTTCGATGTCTTGTGTTATTTTTGTGAGAGATGATAATATGTCTTTACTGTCGATACTTATTTCAACAACATCTTGTCTTATTACTTCTTTTGCCAAACTCTCACCTTCTTTTATTTCTTAAATTTCTGGTTATCTTGCTTAATCTTAATATCAAGTGCCACATTTGCCATTTCAATTTCAATCGGTGACATCTTATAAAAAACAGTATCGTAATCAAGTCCAGAAAACACTAATCTATAAAGTGGCCAATCATCTCTTACTCTTTGTGTCAGTTGAGCCTTCGTCAGATTCTTCTTGAAAAGTACCGTTATTAACTTCTCCTAAGAAAGCAATAACTTCATCTAATTCCTTTGCATCTTCAAAGTCATCTAATGTTTTCTTAGGTGTAACAAGTACATTTTCTAATAAATACTCTGCAATCTTACGCATACTTGTTGTCTGTGTGCCGTCAATGTAAGTTCTATCTACAGCATCATATCTACTGCCAAAGCCATTAAACTGTGCTGTGTATTCTGTGCCATTAATCTTCTTAGTTACCTGTGTAAATTTCTTCATAATATAAATCCTCCTAAATTCTTATATTAAAAAAGGGAACACTAAATGTCCCCTCTTATCAAATACTTATAATGTTCTTTCTGTTGTTAAATCAAAAATTTGAAATTCAAATTCAACATCTTCGGCTTCATTACCCCTAGATATTTCAGGGTAGTTTTTAATATTAGCCATAGTACCACCGGACCTTTCTCCCAATGATTTATTTGTGTACCAAAACGGAAATGGGTCAGACTGCTTTGCTAAAGACATCAACATTGAAAACTGTGGACTTGTCACCTGCACAGTTAATGTTGCACTACCTAAAGAATTATTTATTTCACTTTTTACAACATCACCCTGTGCTCCTACTGAAGTAGAAAAGAATTCCTCATCTTTTTCAATAGACAACATATCTTCACCAAAGCCTGTAATATTAACGCCATTTACTGTTACTGTTGTGTCTTTAGCATTATATTTTGCAAATAACATAACTTTGCACCTCCTAGATATTAATTGTACCGTTTACTGTTACTGAATGTATAGCTCCGGCTAAATCAAATGTAAATTTACCTTCCATATACTGTCTTTTTTCTCTATCACTAGCTTTAGTATCAGTTCTTCTTGCAAAATTAACAGTATATGAAGCCTTGCCGTTATCATCTTCGGCAATTATTCCGTTATTAAAAGCATCCTGTAAAACATTAGCCACAATACTTTCTAACAACGCAATACCATTATTGTCATAAGGTATCTTATCGTTAATAATTAATGCTTGCTGTAACTGGTATTCAATCTGCGTAACAATCCAATCCTTAGCGTCAAGAATATCGATGTATTCTCCATTTACGAGTTTACCTTCTGATGTTACATCATAGCCTGCTTTATGAACATAAGCATTACAGCCATAGCTATGGTATTCTGCTAACTGTGCTTTTGTAACCTCTGTGTCAGCAAGCATACCTTTTAATGTCTGATTTTTATATGTAAAGCTACCTACTGCCTTATTGTTTGTCTTTGCTACTAAAGCTGCTGCTACATTGTTGTAGGTATCATCATTTTTTCTTACAGCAAATACAAATGTGCGTTCTAAGTCCTTAATCGCTGGGTAAACCTCTCTCTTGTATCGAGAATAATCTAAACCAGAGCTCCCTACACTATCAATAGCAGTTATAATGCCCAATACCTTCTTAGCCCCACAATTTTCAATCTTCTTTGCAAGTTCCGAAATCTTATCGTCCTCGCCAATTTCGATTAAATATCTCCAATCACAAGATAAATAGTCAGTTATTTTATCAATTGCACAAGATAGCAAGCCTATCTTCTCCGGTGGATTATCCTGCATAAATACCTTTTCTACGGACTCAAGCATAATATAACCCTTGTCGGATATGTATAACTGCTCTATTGCATAGATATGCAATGCTCCACCTACATCACTTGTGCTACAAAGTGTAAGTATTTCGCTAGAAGAAACACTTTCGGCGTTAAGAATAACATATTCAGCCTCATCGCCTGTTACAATGTAGCTATCTATGACATTGCCACTACTGTCTTTAAGCATTACCGTTACTTCTTTGCCCTTTGTAGAGCCTACACAAGCTACACCAATGTTAGCATGTCCACTCTCCAGCTTTATATTTATACCGTTGTTATCAGTAATTGCCTTTACTCTCAAGGGATAAGAAACCCCATTAATTGTCTTATTATTGCTTTCAATATCGTATGTGTTAGCTGTGAAAGTGTAATTGGTATTAAGAGCATTTAAAGTAGCCTTTGGTGTTGTTTTATTAGGTGTTAAAGTTTTAAATGTTAGAGACGCTCTAGCCTTCATCAGTCCACCTTCGTTATCAGTTTTTGAAATTATTTTCTTAGCTTCATCATAGCTATATGCCTCTGCATAAGGCAACGGCTTACCCCATTCACCACTGGAGCTATCTGGTCTAGCATACAAGCAAATTCCACCAAAAGCTGCAGGATTTACTACATCTTCGACAGATATATCAACCGTTACATCACTAATACTATTTGCCATTTTCTGGTCCTCCTTTTATTTGTAAATTTTCAATTTCCCCTATCCTTTCAATAGGGTTATTAACTTCCATCATAATCCAAAATACCACATCGAAACCGTTTTTGTATTCATATTCGATACTTATCAAATTATCTCTATTGGTTATTTCTCCTACCCGTTTAACAATTACGTCATTGTCATTTAGATAGCAAGTCCCTGTGTGACATAAAAATTCCCTTGCCTTACTTGCAAGGGCTATACTCTCACTATAGTTATCTGATTGTACTGTTATGCTCCAAGTCTGATTTATTGGTATTCTGTCTATATCGTCTAAATACTCTCCCCAAGTACCGTTATTAGCACTTTCAAGAGTAGTTATATTGTATGATACATATGGGTAATCCGGCGGTTCTGCATTTTGATTACCTCTTATAACAGGTACATTAAGATAATCTTTTAATCCTTTTACAACCGTTTCCCTTAATTTATCGTACATTATTAGCCCTCCTTAGCAAAAGCACTAATATATTTTAAAGTGTATTGGTATACTCCTGTAAACTCGGCATTTTCAACTTGATTTTCAACCTTATACGCCTTGTTCTTGTATATTACTTTTGTATTTATAATTGGTAATGGTTCAAATGTAAATAAATACTTGTCAGCAGATGTTAAAGTCCCGGCAGATTGATATATTTTACTGTCACTTATACTAATAATAGCCCCTGTAAGCTCTTTTTCTTCTTCCGTGTGTATTTCTTCGCCCATATTGTTATACTTAATATTTGAGCCAAAAACCACCTTAAAAGAAGTTATATATTTATTAATCAAAGAAACAAAATCAAAGTACATTAATCGCCCACCTTCCAAGTAATTCCTTTTATCATCTGCCCTGTATCAACTAACGGATTGCTACTACCTTTATTTTCTTTAGTTACTCTTGTATTTGCTGGACTGTTTAAATTTCTAGCGAAAGTTTTAATTTTGCTAGACAATGTTTGTCCTATAATATTACAAAATTCATCTTCTGTTATATTACCGTTTAGAAGTGAATTAATCATTCTGTCAATAGTCTTATTGAGCTTGTCGATATTTTCGTCAAATCCGGCTCTCAAAAAACTTCGCTCTGGTATCTTAACTGACTTAGTAAGCCAATATAATAGTTCAATTTCATCTTTTCGAACATCTCTTGCAAGGAATTTTTCTCCACTTTTAGCCTGTACAAAAAATAGGTTGTCAAATTCACCTGCTTTTTTTCCTATAGACTTAGGACTTATCGGTATTGTTAAATACTGTGCTTTTTTAGCTCTTATGTCGCAGCCGTATTCGTGTATTCTAGCAAGCCAAGCATTTTCACCGTCAAATACACCTACTTGAACCTTTTTTCCGCTTAATGATTCAAAAGTCTTTATCATATCAGGGATTTTGTCTTTAACGGTTTTTATTTTTATACCTTTTGACATATTATCGCCACCTATCTCCAGCACTAACAAAAGAAACAGCTGTTTTCATCGAATCACCAAAAATATCATTAGCTGCATCATATATAAGACCACTTGTATCAGTATTAAATGATTGGGACAAAGAACCAATGCTTTCGCTTGCGATTCCAAGTCTAAGCCCCATTATATCAATATACTTTGTAACAAAAAGTCTTACATTAGCTGGTATTTTCTCTAGGTCATCAATTTTAAAAGTAATTGTGGTGTTTTTTAATACCCAACACAAAGCACTCTCTACTAATATACAAGTCTTATCCGTTATCGGTTCAATACCAAGTCTAAGGTTCTTTACAAAATCAGGTGTAATCATTTAAACCACCTCTGTTTTGGGCTTAACTCTCCTTTTAGCCTTTTCAGTATTTGTGCTTTCATCAGTTACTTTTTCTATTTTTTCAACAGGTACTTCCTCGCCGGCTCTGTAAAATTTACCATTGTATATAATTGCATTTTCAAATTTCATGCTAGAACCTCCTTAGCAAACTTCTAAGCCATAGCATTCATCCATTCTTTCAAACGAAGGAAGAACAATTTCAGAAGCTGTTGTTTTTGTCTGAACAGGGTCATCTTTAATTGTTACTGAAACAGCAATACCAGTTTCAACAATACTTACATTTGCATCTGCCTTAGACTTTAAAGTTCGTTCCTCCGGTGTTGTACCAAACCAAGTTGAACCCAAATCAGAAGCGGGCATTAACATTACGATGTTATCTGGATAAAAATTCTTCGCCTTGCCACTTTCATCCTTAAATTTCTTATTGTATACAGCAACGGACACATTAAGTTCTTCTTCAATATAGCTCTTAACTCTCGCAGATGTATAATTTACATTAGCTGTTGTGTTCTGTGCAAGTACGCCACTCTGTACTTTCTTACTAGCTTTAAGCTTATTGAAAGTAGCCTTTGACATTAAAATAAGTGCTGGTCTGTCACCACTTTCTTCTTCCTGTGCGTCCATAGCATCTTCAAGATTTTTAATAGGATCACAGGTTTCAGGTGCGTCCCACTTATCTGTTTCGGTTTCAATCTTTGCGTAGTGCTTAGATTTCCAGTCACCATTAGGGTCATAATTGTATGTATAGTCAACCCCATTAGCTGAAATTTCAATTCCAACCTTACCGTTAAGAGGAGCTAATAACTGCATTCTCATACGCTCAGGCACAACTTTAGCACCATCAATTAATGTCTGTGAATCATTGAAAATATTATTTAACACTTCAATGGCGTAAGGGTCATTACTATCTTCAACTCTTAACATTTCCTGCTCATCTTTTTCTTTAATTAACATACTTTCTCTAAAGAAAGGCATTTCGCTTTCATTTACTGTAACACCAACCCTATCTCTAAAGCGTGATGCACTATCAAAGTTAGATGGTGCAAGAGAAATAGGTAAACCCTTGTGTCCCTTTACCCACTTTAAGTCTAAGCCAGCCTTTTTCTTAGACGGAAATAAACCTTCGCCTAAATATGGAATTGTATTACTACCAGCTTCTGAATAATTCAAGCTAATAGTTTCTGCATTATAAACATCACTTAATTTCATATGCTACCTCCTATAAAAATTTAATCATTGGATACTTACTTTCATCTAATGGTGCTGATGGTAACTTGCTTTTCACTACAAAACCGTGTACCACTACTGCACCGTTAGGGTTTTTCTTAATTTCAACATCGTCAAGCACAACCCCACCAACACTCTCAACTAAAGTACCAGCCTTAACTACTCCGTCAGTTGCTGTTACTTCCGAACAATCATAACTAATTGCCACAAAATGGTCATTTGCAAGAATGTTATTCTCTGTTGTAATTGAATTGCTTGTAAACTTCATTTACGAAACCTCCTTAAATATAGTATTTTAAAATATCATTACTCTTTTTGTTAAGCTCGGCTCTTTCCTTACCTAATTTTTTAGCTATATCTGTGCCCTTTTTATCTTCTATATTGTTGCTACTGTGGCCCGTATTCGGAATTCGTCCAGCAGACCTAAACTTTTCGTCTACTTTGCTATCAACAAGTTTGTTCACTAGTTCATTAAGAGCTGTTACCTTGCTATCAATTTCATTAGAATCTTTGCCAAGCACAAGGTCAACGATTTTAAGAGCTGTATCGCCGCCATCATCAAGACCGGCTTTCTTAATAGCACCAATAGCATAATAACGGTTTTCCCTGTCTGCTATAGCCTGCTCCCTTTCAGCAAGTTCTCTGTCACGCTTTTCATCGTCATACTTTTTAAGCTCATCGGCAGTCATCTTGTCACGCTTCATTTTTTCAATTTCTTTTGTAAGACTTGCGTTTTTCTTGCGTTCCTCTGCCATAGCTTTGTCAAGTTTTGCTTTCAGTAAACGGTCTAAATCGTCAGTGTTGGGTTCTGTAGAGTTGTTATTACCCACATTAGGTTCTGTAGTCCCCTCGCCACCAACATTAGGCTCTGTAGTGTTTTTGGTACCTGTATTAGGTTCTGTAGTTCCCTCACCACCAGCACCACCTACACCGTTAGCCTCAAAACAAGGCATAAATCTTTTAAACATCTGATAAACCTCCTTATGAAAAATATTTAAACCTTTTTATGTCATGTTTAGGACTAAAAAAGGAATAGGCTGTTGCACCTATCCCCTCTTGCTGACTAAAAACTTTTTATAGTTACATTTATTTAAAGTGGCTTGGTCGCGACCTCCCCACTAGGTTTAGTCCGAAGACGTCACCGCAATTCCTATCATAAAAATTAGTTATAACTAGCCCAACGGAACCACATCCTTTCAAATATTTAACATCTCACAAAATACCTGACTTTATTTTTCTTTCTTAGCCTCTAACATAAAGTTTATCATAGCACTTATACCACCTACTACAGCGTCTCTTAAGGCATCCATAGATTCAGTTGTATAAACCAACCCTTCACTTCCACCACCTAATAAATCTATTTTTTCAAAGTAAGCTCTAATTTCAAGCATAGCTATGTATTTTTCCATTGTTTCAAGCTGTGCTTCATAAATTCCTCGTGTACAATCTGGCGTAAAGCCCAAAGTACCATTGTCCCACTTTTCCAACATTGCCTTAAGATTTTTATATCTATTAACCAGCTGATAATATTCAGCCTTAAATCTTTCCTTGTAATCTTCACTTAACATCATTTTTGCAGTTTCTTCCAATGTTAAAATCTTTTCCATGTCTTTTCCTCCATTTAACTTTTTCAGGCAACAAAAAAGGACAGCTTTAAACTGTCCTAATCTGCTTATTTATTGTGTTTTCTAACTTGCTTGTAACTTTTATTTATGGGGTCGTATTTTGCTACCCCATATTTTTTCATCAAAAAAGCACCCTTTTCAGACATAATAAAAGAGCAGTTTAATGTCATACTCAGGACTGTTTTATTATGCTGTTGTTTTAAGCATTAATAATCTAAATGTTTCTCTACCCTTTGGAGTAATTAGTGTCTGTGTGCCACTCCACTTAGTTTTATCGTTATATGTTTCCTTTACCTCAAACAAACCTTTATTTTTATCAGCATAAGGCATTAACTTACCTCTCTTATCTCTATATATGTACTTATGCTCAATAAGAAAATTTATGAACTTCTTTTCACCGACTTCAAGCTGTTTAGCTGTTTCTCTGAAATTAGTGAGTAAGTTTCTATCTACCAATTCATCAAAATAATCAGCTTTTGGCTTCATAATGTTATTATCTACAGTAAGTTGAGAATTAATAACACTCAACTTCTTTATCTGATTTTCAGCCATTTTTAAAGCTCTTGACATTACCATTTCAGGGCTATTCCAGTTTTCTTCAATCTGTATGAAATACTGTCTGAACATTTTGCCTTTTTCATTTCTCTGTAGCATACAGATTTCTTTAGCCATTGGGATTGTGAGCTGGTGGTCTTTAGTCTTTCCACCGTTTTCTAAAATTTTAGAAAACGCTGTATAATCAATATTTTCATCAAATCCATAGCCGCACATATTCTTAAACCAATCTGCATATTTAGACTTCACTTCCAAGGCCTCATATAAATCTCTGCCTAATACTGTTGGTTTTTCACTATCATAATTTATCTTAATAAGCTCATTCATATTACATTACCTCCTAATTATTTTCTAGCATTTTCAAAATTCAAATCAAATATTTCAGTTGCCTTTAAAAATCCAAGAATAAAAAATTGCCTTGAGGCTGCAAAAGAATATTTGTGAGCGAGTTCATTTACTTTTTCATCTTTAATATTATCATTAACTTTATCTATTAAATCGCAATATTCTTTAGAGTCACAAAAATCTCCTGTAGAAACAAAATCCTCATAAATATAATCAATCATCTTTACCAAGCCATTATTATACATAAAAAAACTCCTTTCAAATTCAAAAATTGGTATTGAAAGAAGTCCCTCTGAATGGTATAATATTTTCAGAAGGAAACTTCTTTTAATGTCAGAACACTCGTAAACTTTGGTCGGTGGAACGGGTGTTCTTTTTCTATTTATTGTCTAATAGTAAATGTATACCTTGTCTAATAGCTTCAACCCTAGTAATATTATGTTCACTACAATATTCTAATAATTTATGATTTGTAGCTTCATCAATCCTTATTTTTACATCAACATTTTTAGGATTTTTGCTTTTTGGTCTACCTATTTTTTTTGAATCCATTAAATCACCTCACTTTTCGGATTCCATAAACATATTATAATATTTGGATTCCAAAAAGTCAAGAGATATTTTAAAATTTTTTCAGGTATTAAAAAAGCACCCCTTTCAGAGTGCTAACGTCGTTTTGCTTGTATTAACTTTTCGAAATAGGCTGTTTTCGAACTTTTAGCCCTTAGGTATAGCATCAATTACACCTTTAGCTATATTTGACGCCTTTTTCATAAATGAATTTTCGTGTAAATATTCAACACCCTTTAATGTAATCCTCGGGTTGCTTACTGAAAGCACAATATCCCCTTTAGCACCATATTTAACACTTACACCATCAACAAAGCCCTCTTTTGTAAGCATTTCCCATATCCTTACCAATCTGTTTTCAGATATTTTTAAATGCTCTGCTGATACAAAATCCATATCAAACTCATCATAGTCCATAGCCTTTTCAAGCTGTTTAAGTATCTTGTATATTATGTTAAAGTTATCCACATTTTAACCTCCTTTACATCAAAAAAGCACTCCTGAATTACTTCAAAAGTGCCTTTAATCAATTATTATATGAGATAATCCCTCTGATTTTCTGGGGATAGTACCATAAAGTTCTATTGTATAATCAAAATCATCGTCAATACACTTCTGCAACACTTTACAATACTCTTCACTTGCTTTTCTGTCTTCCATTACAGCATCAAAAGGAGCTTCAGGAAAATAGTCAAACTTATCAAGAAATTTACTACGCATATTAAAACACATTTCTAACATTTACAAAACTCCTTTCAATTTTTCTTCAAAATATTTTAAAGCATTTGGAAATACTTTTTTCATTTCTTCATATCTTCCTTTATCAAACTGAGCTTCAAACATATGGGCAAATGCTTCAGAGGTTATGTTATCCCTATTTTTCCAATAGCTTAAATTGTGACCTGAAACACCCTGTATTCCACCACCTGTCAAGCCTTGTAATATATCCGACACAGCAGAATGTTTTCTCATATTATTCAGTTCATTTGATATATGTTCATACACCTTAGGGAATGTTTTCAAATTATTAGCTTTACCAACTGACTTTACATACGACATTTTATCCCTATCAAGCAAATCAAAAAACACCTTATCCTTAGAAATTTCGCCTGCCATACAATCTATTAAATGACCGTGTTCGTGATAATAAGTGACACATTTTCCTCGTTCATTATTTAAATCCACATTATAGTTCATATAAATTTTCTTTGTGTTTGGGTCAAAACAAGGTACTTTTATATACTCGGCATCATCAACTGAATCCTTAGGAACAAATTTATTAAATACTTTCTTAGCTGTTTCATTTCCTTGAGAAAATTTATTCTTAACAGCCTTATAATATTGTTTGCCCATTCTCTTATCAGTAAAGATTTTTTCTTTAAATTTACCTAACTCTGATAATTTTTCATCTGATTTTATTTTACCACTTTCATCATCACTTGTAAACAACTTTTCAGCCTTGCTACCATTCCCCACACTAGCAAACTTATCATCAGTAACCTTAGAAACCTCTGTAGGCTCTTGTGGTTTCTTATCTTTCCACCTACCACCTCGTTCCTGAAACTCCTCAACTGTCATCATCTCATAGTCAAGATAACATCTGCAGTTACAGTCATTTTCAGGTGTGCCACTTTCTCCAGGTGACTTGGCTTTTACTCCATTGCCAAGGTCAAAATATCCACCTACCTCAACTACTTGACCTTCCATTTTTATATGGTTAGCTTTCGTCTTACTTTTGTAAGTTTTCCAGCCTTTTGAGGTATGCACCCTTACATTTGGTCTTACCTTTTCATCGCCCATATTTCGCCATATAACAGCATATACAAGACCGTCTCCTTTGACTTTATCATTTATGTGTTCAGCTCCGTCCATTAAACCTTTTTCCTGAACTCTGTGGCTTTCGGTTCGGACTATCCTTGAAGCTTTACCATAGCTTACATCAAGTCTTTCCACTAATTTTTTAGATGTAGTATCAAACCTTTCTCCGGTCATAAGAGAATTAGATATACTCTGTCTTATATCATATATAACATCTTGTCTGTGCTTTTGAAGTCTTTCAGGCAATGTTAAACCACTTATAGGATTTTCAACTGCTGCTTTTAACACCTCTGGCTTGATATTTAACCCATTAAAACTATCTTTAAACTTACTATCTCCAGCAGAATTACTAAAACCATTAATCATACCTTCAAAACAAGCCTTATAGGTCTTTTCTACTGTACTTTTAATAGTTTTAGAAATAGCCGGAGTAACTTCTTTAATATTTTTATCAACTTCTTCTAAGAAAGAAGCATATTTTGCATTTTGTTGAAGTATAGCAACATTTAAAACACCATTATCATCAGAATATTTTGTATAATACTCACCTATAAAGCCATTTAACTTCTTTAGCAAAGATTTGTATAAGAACCTTATTTCTTTATCGACTCCTTTGCTTCGACTTTCTTCAACTCTCTTTACCTCTACAAGATATTTGTCAAGTGCTTTATTGTCAAAATCCAAATAAAACACCTACCTTATTCGGTCATATCCTCATCTAACAAAGATGGGGTATCGTTCTTTTCCTTTTCAATCATTTCCATTACATAGTCCACATCGTCAACAAAACTAAGCTGACTATATGCTACTTCCTTAGGTATTCCTGCACCAATTAAGGCTTGTACAGTTTGTGCTTCTGTAAGAGTGTCAAGAGGAAAGTTTCTTGTAAATTCCATTGTTATTTGCAGTGGGTCAACGGTAATGTTCTTCTTCTCCCATATAGCACATAACAATTTCCACATATACTGTGCAGCATCCATCATTTTGGCTTCAAACATACCACATTTTGTTTCAAGTCCGTGGAGCTTGAATTTAAGACTTATACCACTCGCACTACCAAAACTATCATCATTCAGATTAGGAGTTTTTGAAAATCTGTAAATGTTATCTCTTAATCTGTCAAGGTGATGTTCAGTAAATCCATCGTTAATATTTTTAGTAAGAAACTCAACGCTGCCTTCTTTAGCTGATGAACCAACAGGTGGTATTTTAATAGCCCCATTTTTTTGTGCTTCTCTTATTGTGTCATCGTCTACATTTAAATTCTTAAATACTATATATGCGTGAACAAAACTTTCAACCTCATTGGAATTATCGGAAAGCACTTTATCATAATCATCAATAAGAGAAAGAACCTTTTCGGCATCTCCCATAAGTTCTTTGTTATTTGCTATCCCTTGCAAAGGACAGTAGTCGAACAAGTGTTCTCTTTTTTCTATAAGCTCAAGTTTACTTAAATACCCCTTGAATGTATATACTTCAGTATTATCATAAAATTCAACTACCCACTTTTTGACTGAGTTCTGCTCTTGTACTAAATAGTATCTAACTGCAAATTCAGGTTCTGATATATCTGTACTTGATAATATGATTGTTTCATATCCGTGTACTGGCATTACCCTCACATCGCCGTTTGGGTCAATATAAAAAAGTCTGCCTGCATATCCATATATGCTAGCAAACTTCGTTGTCTCCATATCCACACCAAACATATTATTTAAGGTTACAAAATCTGTTATAGCTTTAGTTGCCCTATCCACAGCAATTTCGCCACCAGTAACACTTTCTGCTTCCTCACCTTTACTGTATCCATAGCTTATAGGCTCTCCTGCAAAATAACCCGTCTTAAAATCTACTATTTCACTAAAGAAATCATTATTAATTTTATTATTTATCTGATTACCTTCCTTAAATGCCGGTCGTCTTTTAAAAATAGGCAACTCATCATCTAATGTCATATATCTTCTATACAACTTTCGATTGTATCGGCTATTGTAATAATGCTTTTTGATTATTCTATATAATAGCTCTAAACTCAGCCCATTTTCTTTCAATTCTTCAATTTCAGAAGTATAATCCGGATATAATTCTATACTCTTTCTGTTCATCAAATCACTTCCTTACAATCTTATACTTGCTGTTACTTTGCTTTCTAGCTGTAATTGCTCTGTAGCATATCTGAGAGCGTCAAGTAAATGGTTATCCTTATCAACAGCCTTTGCCATTGCGTTGCCATACTTATCTTCTTGCCAATGGTACTGCTCTATTTCGTTTTTGAAATTCTGACATTTAGGGTCAATTATAATTTTGTGACCTTGTAACCACCTTATGCCTCTATTAATGCTGTCAGCACCTTTCATAGCCGGCACAGCATTAATACCTCTGCTGGCTAAATAATCAATAGTCTTTGGCTCTGCACTATCGCAGGTTATGTACTCCTTGCCAACAAATTCTTTTGCCACCTCTGCAAGCTCATCATCACTCATACCTGCCTGATATATTTCATCAAAGACATATATTATTTTTCTAGCTTTGTCATAGTGTAGCTTGATTAAGGCATTAGGGTCAGAGGCATAGCCAAAGTCACAACCCATATAAATATTATCAAAATGCTGTATCATATCTGATAAGTCAACACATTCCCAATTTTTGAATATTACATTACCTAATACACCCCAGTTACCTAAGCTATATACATTGTAATAATATGGGTCCGTTTCATTTTCTAGCCTGTCTTTATCCTCATCTGTCAGCATATCATTATCTTTGTATGTGGTCTTTAATATACAAACATTGTCATCTTCATAACTGTTTTTGTCATCTTCCCATTTACCAAAGAACTTCTTATATATCCAATGACTTTTCAAAATAGGATTAAAAGCCATTACAATATATTTGTCGTTGTTGGATATACCTCTTAGTCTCTTTGTCAACTGCATATAAGCATCTTCTTTTATTTCTGTCGCTTCTTCAATGAATATTCTTTCAAGTACACCCTTTGCAGGAGTAATTGACTTTACCTTTTCTACATCATCCAAGCCGTTAAATAGTATCTGACAGCCATTACTCAGACAAGTAATAACCATATCAGATTTGTTAATTTTAAATAGGCTGTTCAAACCCATTTCCGATATAGTTTTAACAATCTGGTTATATGTACTGTTTCTTATAGTCTTTGCTACATTTCTACAGCACAACCAATTTACACCCTTTAAGCAATCAATAACGATTTTTTGGCAAAGAAAAAAGCTCTTCCCACTTGAAGAGCCTCCAAAAAATATTTGAGTTGGTTGTTTTTTATTTAACCAATCTATATATGTATCGTTTATAGTAACATTTATATCCATATTTTCACCTCAAAATAAGCAATAAAAAACCACCTTATTTTTTAGATTTAAGGTGGAAAAAATATAAAAATATTTTAATTTTTACTTGACACGCAACAAGTTCTATGTTATAATTAAAACATAGAAAGGAGGTATCAAATATGATTGAGTTAATAACTAGCCTATTAAACTTGACTGCGTCAATCATTGCACTGGTTACAGCAGTTATAGCTTATAAGCTAAGCAAGAAGTAACCTTAAAGAGGGCGAAAGCCCTCGCCCCTCTTGGGGTGGTAATATTATTATAACCCAATCATTAAATTTATGCAATATTTATCTTTAATAATCTCACTAATCGCTTTAATTATTGCAATTAGTGCCCTGATTAATGTTATCAAAAAATCAAAGGAGAAGTAGTATGTACCATTTCACTACCGATGAGGAACTAAAACAATTTATTGCTGATAATATTATATCAACAGGCGAAGCAGCCGAACTTCTCGGGTGTTCTCGTCAATATATTAATCAGCTTATAAAAGAAAACAAATTAATTCCTATTAAAAAAATCAATTATATTACTTTATTTCTTAAATCTGATGTTGAGGCAAGACTTAAATAGTCTTGCCTTTTGTACTGCATATATTAATATTTATAACCTTGTCATCGTCAGCGACATTGACATTTTCAACCTTATCTCTCCATTTATCAGGTTTCCTGTTTTTAAGCCAAAATATCTGTGCTGTTGTGTCGGGAGGCACAAAAACCTCCTCATCAACATATTCAATATGTTCCTTTTCCGATACTCTTTTACCGTCATTATATTTTACTTCTCGGACTTTAATAGCTTTCTTAACAGTTTCCTTCATTCCAAGTGCCTTTTTAAGAAGAGCATTCTCAACCTGAATATCAACAATTTCTTTTCCCTTTTTTAGGGTGCCAGAAATGACAGAATACTTATTTTTCCAAACTCTTAATGTCTCCCTTGATATTCCCATATTGTAAGCAATCTGCTCCTCCGTCAAGCCATCTCTCGCCCAGCTTTCAAGAAGCAATAACCCTTCTGGCTCTAACCACTTCGCGTATTTACTTTTTGCCACAACTTAACCACCACCTACTATCTTTCTATAACAAAAAAGAGAACACCTTTATAGACTGTTCCCTTTACATAATACAATGTTTAAATTTTCATACTAGCATTATACTACAGTATAATAGGACATTACAAGGACATTTTAGGACATTTTAGGACATTTTTAAAAATTTTTTTCTAAAAGCTTCAAGAGCTTTTTCGTGTAGCCTAGTAATATGTCTATAGCTTTTTTTGTATTCAACTGCTATTGTTTCAAAATTAGGATATTTCTTATACTCAATATATTTCTTATGCAATATATCAATGTATGTTGTGTTATCTAGCTGTTGTATCTGATTTATGATAACTTGCTTTAAATCACAAAAATCATCTATTTCTTTGTTTATCTCATTATCTAAATCAATATATCTATCAGATTTTTTAAAACCATTATTAGCTACACTACACATAACTCTTTCTTTTTCATAGTCTATTGCTTGTACATTAAACCTAATAGATTTTAAATCTTCTAACTGGAGTGATTTTTGGTCTATACACAAATCCATTTTTTCTACTTTTTGTAAATAAACTTTAGCTTCATTATCCATCTTAGCCCTCCTTGACAAACCTAAGCAACCCACTTATAATATTTTTGTACTTATCTATGTTGTCCCTTTGGCTTGTTTGCCAGAGGGCTTTTTACTTTTACTTGTCGGAATTTCCGACAGGTTCAATTATTATCTTAATATCACTTTTGCTACTGCTATAATGCTAATATGTAACAGTAGCAATAATATTATATCTTTAATTATTTCAGCCATTTCCCATTTCCCATTACCATATCCCAACGTTCCCTTTTAGACTTAGATGAGTCGAAACCACTATATCCATAAAAAGCCTCTGGCATATAAATCGGATAACCGTCATCGTCTATGTTCACGTTCGAAAGATTAGGGAATTTTTCAAAAAAATCTTCTTTATAAGTTTTAATAGGGTGTTCATCGGACCATTCCTGAACTATAGCAATAGCTTTATCAGCATATGCTGCTTCATATACCCTGCACGATATATGCCTGTCATTACTGTTAAGTGCTAAAGGGCAAGTGTTACAACCTGTACACGATTCCGTCATTCTTGCTTTTTCATTTATATAATTTTCTGTAATGCTGCAATCAACTTTCATTTTTTAACCTCCTAATCTAAAATTAAATCCTAGGTTGTATGTATTCAACAAACAGCCTTGCAAATGTTATCGCTCTATTTGGATAGTCGTAACATATAAAACTATCTATATCTAAGTCAGCGAACAAGCCTTCATCATCATATTCATCAATTACATCATAAAAATCAAACTTTCTAGTTACAAATTTCTCATTAATCGCTTCGAAAAAACTTACTGCTTTTGAACAATTTTCGTTATCATATTTATCGAAATAGTCTAAAACTTCTAAAACTGTTCGCTCATAATCAAACTTCAGCGATGAAATTTTTGATAACAAATACTCTACATCGACAGTTCGCATTAACTCAAGAAACTCTTTTCCTTTTTCGGGCCATCTGTAAGCATAATTGCCACAGTCCGTGCAAGCAGACATTATTCCGTGTGCTAAATCAAAATTAACTACACCCCACATACAATTGCTGTAAAATTTATCACTCGGTTCTGCTCTAAACACAATTTGTCTTATGTTCGGCAATTTATCTATCTCTATTTTCATTTGTTTCCTCCTTGTATTTTCTACTAAATTTCATCAATCTTAACATATACCCCAACCTGACTCTCATCTTTAGCATAACATTTATCAATACGCAGTGTAACGACTTGATTATCGTCGTAGTAAGCAAGACCATTTAAAGCATCTAATATTATTTTGCTTATGTTGTCTGCATCAGGTTTTTTAGTTGGTCGTACTGTAAATGCTCCACCATTTTCAATTATTTTCACTTGTTTTTTAGGCATACTTTGGGTAATTGGATAATTGGCAATAATAGATACCTTTAATGGTATTTTGGCTGGTATAGGCTGTTTGTCGGCATATTTAGCGATATAGCATTGCCTTACAAGTTTTTCATAATCCTTTGTCGGCTTTGGTGTATATGTAACTTTTCTACACACCCGAGGTCTGCCCTTACCAATCGGCTTCCCTGGAATAAATATATCTATCATCTCTGTTTTTATCTCCTTCGTAGTGTATATTTATTTTAAGCCTATTTATAAAAGCTCTTCTTCTCTCTTTGCAAGCCTGACACAAATGCCTTTCTTTGCTTCTGTATCTTCCGTATGCTTTGTATTTCTTGCCACATATATCACACTTTAGTTTCATAAAAAACAATATTCCTTTCTTATTTATATACAAGTTTGTCCTTTAGCTCTTAATCTCTCTTTTATAAATTCGTCACTATAAATTTTTTGTGTGAAATTATTAAAGCTATCTGTACCTTTCCGTATTATGTAACCTTTGTCGTTTATCTCGTCCTCCCAGCGTCTGTTTTTTAGCCAGTTAACTAAGCTAGGTATGTATTTACCACCTTCAGTTTGCCATTGTTCTTGACTTTTTTGCTTATTAATTGCATTTACAATAACACTTAATAAATTTTCAGACATATCTAAAGAACAAAATTCTTTAAATGCTTCTTGCTTCTTAATCTTCTTAGGATAAGCAGACCAAACCAACTCAAACCATTCATTTATTTTTGTTTGGTTTACTTTACTATTGTTTGGTTTACTTTCCTTTACTTTACTTTGTGAATTAATCGGCTGATTATCTTCATTAATCGGCTGATTATCTTCATTAATCGGCTGATTAATGAAAAAAGATAGAATACTAGACTTACTTGATATGGTTTCCATTTCAGAAATAGTAAGAAACCATATTTTTTTATCTACTTCAACATTTTTACGCTCTACAGTAGACTTATAATATACCTTCTGTATGCGTTTACTTGTAATAATACCCTGCTTAAAATGGTAATCGCTAAATAGTTCACACTCCACAAGCATTTCTATTACTTCGTAAATAGTTTCAGATTCAACGTTATATTTGCCTCGTATTCTGTCTAAAATATCCCAAGCCACATCATCTTTATTGCTTTCAGAATATCTAACATAATACCCTTCATCGCCGTAAATCAGTTCTAATAAAGCATCATAAATTACAATAGCTAAATACCCATATTTCATTTTTGGCTTTCTAAATTTACGGTCCATCATTAAATTAATATCTCTTGGGTAATAATCCAGTCCTTTTTTGGTTGGTGCTGCCATAATTACCTCCTAGAAATACTGTAGCTACTCTTTATTTAAAAGAACTGCTACAGTATTGTGTTTAATAATATCTAAAATGGTAATTCCTCATCGTCATCGTCGATAGGGAAGAAATCATTGCCGTTGTTACTTGGTTGTGCAGGACTTGAAGTAGGTGCTGGAGCACTATTCATAGCAGCATTATTTACGCTACCACTATTTGAACCCTTGTTTTCACAGAATTCAAAATCCTCAACGATAACATCAGTAGAATATCTCTTCTGACCGTTATTATCCTGCCAATTGCTAACCTGTAATCTACCAGTGATAGCAATTCTATTTCCTTTATGGAAATACTGTCCTATATTTTCGCCACGCTTACCAAAGCATACACAGTTGATAAAATCAGCTGTTGCATCACCTTCTTTGCGTTTAGACGAGTATGGTCTTTCGACAGCTACAGAGAAACTGCAAACTGCCGTTGGCTCATTACCTTGAGTGAAACGAACTTCTGGCTCACGAGCCATACGACCTAGTAAAATAACTTTGTTCATTAAAAACACCTCTAATCTTCGTGACAATGCAAATATTGATATACACTTTTTTCTCCCATATTTTCCAACAAAAAATTGTCACACTCTTCTTTAGATAAATGAGTTTTTAAAACTCTATATTCATACACGAACTGTCCAGCTTTCTCTTTTTCTTCTATTTTCTGCTGTATTTCATTTTCTTCATAATTGGCTTCAAGCAAATAATAATCGTAATTATAAGCTTTTATGCCTTCTAATGTTGTTGTATCTGTCGCGTATATTATCTTTTTACCCTTTACTAATAACCTATATCCATAGTTTGGTACATCGTGATACAACACTATGGGAGATACTGCTATATCTTTATTGTATCTGTACCATACCCCAGGAGTAAGAATATCTATTTTTGTATAACTTACTCCTGCTTGTACAAGTTTTTTGAGCAAAAATTTACCACACGCAAATCTTAACGTTGGTCTTTCTAATGCTAACCTACTTATCGTAGAAAAATTAAAATGGTCACTATGCTCATGAGTAAGTAACACTAATTTTAATAACTTAACAGGTAAATCTTTATAAGGTACACCACAATCAATTAATATATTATTATCAATTATAATCGCATTACCTTTGCTCCCTGTTTTAATAATTCTATACATTATAAATCATCAAATCCTATTTGCTGAGGCTGTTCGGTAGCCATTTCAACAACTTCTTGTGGCTCATCTTGGTCAATCACATTTTGTGGTTCTTGTACATCAACAGCATTATTCTGTTCCACTTCATCAGCATCATACAATCCACCAAGATTTTCTATAAATGTTTCTCTTAATGCCCTTACTTTTGCAACTTTTTCTACCATAGTTGCAGGCTTGCTAGCCCACATACTATTAAGACTACCGTCTTTCTTTCTGCTTGCTACTTCTTCAAGTCCAACAGAACAATATGTAGGATGTGTCCAATTTTTACGGTATACTTTAGCCCAACCACCAACAAGGTTTTCATTCGGAGCAACAAAGCAACCTTTTCTTTCTGTTATGTTATCGTCTTTAATAACAATAACGCCACTTTCAATTCCATCAAATTCAGGATTTAAAACAGCCCTTTTAATAATTGCATCTTTACCAACAACAATCTGGGCAGGCTGATTACCATATTTAATGCAGTACGCTTCTTTTAAAAATGGATTTAAACCTCTTGCCTTACACAATTCACTAAAAAACTTAAATTCTTGTATTGTTATCGGACTGTCTGTACCAACTATATACTTCTGTACAACACTTGGCGTGAGTATTACCTTATTGCCATCTACTTCATAAGTAACTGCTAATTCTTTGCATTTTGTTGCTTGAGTTGTATTATTCATATCTATATCCTCCATCATCTAAGAATTTTTTAAGTTCACGCAATTTTTCTCTAGTTCCATATACAGTAAATTTAAGTGCAAGTTCTTTAGTATCAACTACCACAGGTTGTTCAAGAGCTTCTTCAAAAGCTTCTTTCACTTGTTGTGTAGCTTTTTCTTCGATTCCTTTATTTCTCTTTACCTGCTCAATAGCGTTTTTTTCTTCTGCTATTCTTGCATTTCTATCGTTCACAACTGCTATTGCAGAAGCTAAATTGTAGCCATTATGTTTGTATTCAGCAAGTATTACTTCACTTTCGGGCATTGTTGCAATCGTATTTAAAGCATCTGATACACTATCTATATAGTCTGAAATTTTGTTTTTTAAAGATTTTAAACTAGCTGAAAGTGTTATATTTATCCCAACTTCTTCAAATTTTAAAAAATTAATGTTTTTGCTTTCGCAATATTCTTCGAAGTAATCTATCAAATCTACTTCTTTTTCTTGCTTCAACTGCCCTTCTATCTCCTCAACACGTTTCTTTAAATCAATATCAGCACTTGTATATACATCGCTAATACACTCTTTGTAAACTTTTTCAAAGTCTGTATAGGGTGCAAGAATAGAATTTTTAACTTCTTTTCGCTTAGCTTCAAAATCTTTAAATTCTTTGTTAAGCTCTGCCCTAACATTCCTTATTTCCTTAGCCGTATCATTTGCACATACAAGATTTAAAGCTGTATCTACCCTTTCAGCTATTTTTTCTTTAACAGCTGCTAAATGTTCTGTAATAATAGGCAACTGTTCAACAACAATTAACGAATTTTCCATTTGACATTTTCCTTTCTATGTTCTATAATTTAATTGTTATAATATTTCCAAACGTGTTTATATATGGTCCTCTGCTGCAACAGAGGACTTTTTCTATCTCTACCAACGCACACATCTCCTTTTCATTCTGCTTGATTCTGCTTTAGTAAGCGTTACTACTTGTGTTCCAAATAAGCAAGTCTTTAATTTTGCAAATAAATTTTTCATATCTGTCCCACCTTCGCCTGATAATTGTTAATTCTTTTTAATACTTTTCTGTAAGTTCCATCTGCGTGACACTCTGCAAGACATCGCTCCACCTGACTTCTCTTAAAATTACACGCTTTAGCGACATACGCTATTGTATCGCACTCGTTTATATGTGCTATATACAGTACACATATATTCTCTCGAGTTTCTTGTAAAGCTAGTCTTTCCTCACTAAAAGTGCCCTCATTGGGTATCTGCGTGTTAGGTTTAAGTCCTAATCGCTCACATCTCTTAAATACCGAATTATATGTAATGCCTAAAACTTTAGCCATATCGGTAACCGTAACACCATAATAGTCCAGTAATCTTAACTTTTCGTCACCAGTTTTTGTCCATTCCATAGTCCCCACCTCCTTTCAATAAGTCAAGTTTGCAGCTATGAAGATAACTGCAATCAGTAGTAGTATTATTGTCATATATACCTCCTATTTACACAGCTGTTTTGTTTAAAATCTCGCCTATATCTTGACCGTCATACTGTGCCAAGAAATTTTCTAATGTATCTCTCCTGACCTTATACCTGCCAAGTTTTAATGCTTTTAAAAGGCCCGCTTTCCTCAAATCGTGTACCATATTTTCGTTGACACCTAAAATAGTTGCCACCTCAGCTACAGTAAACAACATTCGAGGTAACGGCTCTAACATTTTCTTTGCTTCTTCCTTCATCTTCCCACCTCCTAAGTAATTTTTCACAATTAAGTTTTATACATTGTAAGAATATTTATATAACTTTATTTGCGACATATGTTTGACAAGTATACATTTTATGTATATAATTAAGCTAGTTAAAAAACTCAGTCCAACTAATCTGCAGTACGTTGGCAAGTTTTTTAGCTAAAGCTACACTGGGGATGTGTATTCCTCTTTCAATCCTAGAATAATATCCCTGTTTTATTCCGCATTTGTCAGCCACTTGTTTTTGAGATAATTCTAATTTTTTTCGTTGCTCAATAATTTGTCTCACTTTAATCTCCTGCTTTCTTATTTTTTTCAAAGATAGGAGGTGAAAAT